AGCAAAGAAGGCAAACGACTGGTAGACGACGTTTACCCAGGGCGTAGCCCGGTACTACCCACCAGCCTGTCAGACATCGGTTTTGACGCGTTGGAAGAACAACCAAAAGCCCCAGCACCAAAAGCCGAAGTGGAAGCACCGAAGGCTGGCAAGGCGGGCAAGCAAAACGCGTCTGACGCTCTGTTAGGCGGCGGCGACGGGGAGTAATCCGATATGGCACGGGGCACCACGCTGGGCGAACTGGTTGCGATGTTCCGTGACGAAGCGGGTTTTGCATCGACTGCATCCCTGTCGCAGAACGCACTAGAAGCAATCAAGACCACACTACGCCGCACGCAAGACATCTTGTACGAAGGCTGGGCGTGGCCGCATCTGCGCGTCGACCGCGCCGAAGAATTGCAGGCGGGCGAGTCGCAGTACAGCTTCCCGACTGACCTGAACCCTGACCGGATCGAATACGTCGTATCGCGTGAAACGCCGCAAAACGATTGGTGCAGCGTGGCCTACGGCATTACTCCAGGCATGCGCAACGAGTACGACAGCGCCCAAGGCGAGCGGTCGGACCCGGTGCGCGCTTGGCAGTATTACGACGATGGCCAGTATGAAATCTGGCCAATGACGGATAAGCAGGGCTGTGAACTCCAGTTCACGGGCATTCGCACTCTGCGCCCGCTGAAAGCTGACGCTGACCGTGCGGACCTCGACGACCGCTTGATCGTGCTGTTTGCGGCAGGCCAATGGCTCAAGCGTGCCAAAGACCCCGCAGCAGACATCGTGCTGCAATTAGCCGATTCGCATTATCTCAAGATCAAGGGCAACAGCCAGCGCAAAAGCGTGTTCCCCATTGCGGGAGCGCTACCGACGTGGCGCCCGCTCACTGTTAAAGCGCCGGGGACGTAAGCTATGGCCTACCTCCTTATCGGCAACTTCCAAGCGGGACTGGATACGCGAAAATCTGCGTACACCGCCCCGCCCGGTTCGTTGCGGCTGGCGCGAAACGTCCATTTGACGCGTGGCGCCGAAATCGAAGTGCGCAAAGAATTCGTGCCGGTCTACACCTTGCCGGCTGGCCAGACCAAAGGCTGTACGTCAGTGCGGGGCCAGTTGTACGTATTCGGCACGGCCGGAGGCGTAGCGGTCCCGGCTGGCGTCAACTACCAGCAGTTGGTCGCGCCGGGCGGTCCGTCGTTGGTTCGTATCCTGAGCACGGACAACTTCAACGGCAAGATTTACGCCGTGGCGGAATTCTCTGACGGCTCGATCTATCACTACTACGACGGCGCACGCGTCACTGAATGGGACGCCATCGCCAGCAGTGTGGCCAGTAACCAGACGCTGGCCACCGCGCTGGCGGCTCGCATTGACGCGCTGAACGACTTTATTGCCTCGGCCACTGGCACTGTGGTTTCGGTTACCGCGGCCGTGCCGGGCGTGCCGTTTACCTATTCCTCGGCCGCCGCCAATGGTGGCGCCATCGATAACCAGACGCTGACGGCCGCACTCGCGCAGGCGAGCGTACCGGACATGCCCGCGACAACCGCGGCAGGTTCGTTCGACGTTACAGGCGGTTCCGCGAGCCCTGGTGTTAACCGCGTCGTACAAGTGACGATTGACGGCGTGGACTTACTCGGCGCGCCTGTGGATTGGGTAACGAGTAACAACGCGACGGCACAACTGATTGCGACCCGCATAAACGGGTACAACCCATCGGTTAAGTGGCGGGCTTCGGCGGCTGGTGCGACGGTGACGCTGATCGCGCCGGCTGAAGGCGCCCTGTACAACGGGAAAGCCACTGTGGTGGCGGTCGGCGGGAACGTGACAACCTCGGCGCCGCTTGTGTCGAGTGGCGGCGCAAACCATGCAAACGCGATTGCCCAGGTAGTAACATTTACCGTGGGCGGCACGTTCGAAGGACAAGACGTTTTTAGTATCAACCTAAACGGCCTTTTAGCCGTCGTGATGCGGGGGAACGCGGCCGGCACGGCTACTTTCGTCCGCACCTTGGGCCAGAAGGTTTACGCCGCCAACCAATCGCTAATGCACTTTTCCGGGTTTACGGGCACGCCGGCCGTGCCAGACCCTACCGCTTGGGCGTCGTCGCATACCGGTGCCGGGTTTATCAATATGTCCACTCAGGATGGCGGTTCAAGCCAACTGATGGGCTTGGCGGTTTACCAAAACCGTATGGCCGTGTTTTCCCGGCGCAACGTGCAAATCTGGACCGTGGACGCGGATAACGCGAACAACAAGCAGGACCAAGTTCTGTCGAACATCGGCACGCGAGCGCCGCGCACCTTGGGCGCGTTTGGCGATATTGACGTGTTCTTTCTGTCGGAGTCTGGCGTGCGCTCACTGCGCGCCCGAGACAGTTCGAACATGGCCAGCACCGATGACGTGGGCTCTGCTATCGACGGCGAATTGCTGACGTACACCCACACCCTGGACGAAGCCCTAGTAGCGCGTGCGGTATCGATAGCGGAACCCTTCGAAGGCCGCTATCTACTCGCCGTTGGCCCCGTCGTTTACGTGTTCAGCCACTTTCCGGGGGCGAAGGTCAGCGCTTGGACGACTTACGAGCTGGAAGAGTTGGGCGACGACCGCGTGGTGACAGACTGGGCGGTGACGAACACCCAACTGGTGGCGAGGGTTGGGGACCGTCTCTGCCTTTACGGCGGGCTGTCGTCGACGCAATACGACACAGCGCAGAAGTTCGAATTCGAAGTAGAACTGCCGTTCCTCGACGCTGAAATCCCGACCGCGAAAAAAGCCGTCGAAGGCTTGGACGTGGGGGCCGAAGGGCGTTGGGATGTGTACCTAGCGCTCGATCCGAAGAACCCGCGAACCCGTGAACTGGTTGCCAAGATCGATGGCAGCACCTACGGCGAACAAGGCCGGTGCGCTTCGGTTGGCGATTCCACGCACTTCTCTCTGACCTTAAAAGGCCGATCCGATGGCTATGCCCGACTCGCTAACTTGGCAATCCATTTCCGGTCGCATGAGAATAACTAGACCGGCGTACCGTGATTGCCTCTTCGTCTGCAAGCGATTGCGGCCGCAGGATCGTGCCGAAGTTTTGGCCACGCACTGGACCGATGACGCCAACGAGCTGGCGCAGCCTATTGCGTTCAGCCAGCAGGAATTGTCGTGGTGCATCTTGGGCATGGATGGCGAGCCGATTGCCTTGCTGGGCGCTAATGAGCTGTGGCCCGGAATGTGGGCACCTTGGGCGATGGCCACGCCACGCTTTGCCGAAATCGGTTGGGCGCTGACCCGCTTTGTGAAGCGCACCATGATCCCCCGCATGGTGGAGCTGGGATTTAACCGCGCCGAGTGCCGCACCCTCGAAAGCAACGTCGAAGCACAGCGCTGGCTGGAACGCCTCGGCGCCGTGCGCGAGTCGGAAAACCCGCGAGTCGGGAAGAACAACGAAACGTTCTACACCTACGTTTTCTACCCGGAGAATTGCGGCCATGCACTGCGCCCCGGTCGCTGACAGAGCTGAAATCCAGCGCGTGTATCCGCTGCTAGCGGACGCGTGCATGCGCGTGGGCGAGCGTGAAGGGGAAGCCTATTTTGCCCCCGCGTTGTACGCCGAACTTATGGCGGGGCACTGGGCATTGTTTGTCGTTTACGACAACGCCGAGGCGGTTGGGGTATTCGTGTGTCGGGCGCAATCAAGCCCCCGCAGCACCACAGACAAGATGTTCGTTCTACTGGCCTACACCGTGCCTGGATGTGGGCCTGACGCGTTAGCAGTGGGCTTCGCCGCCTGCAAACAGTACGCCGTGGATTGCCGATGCTCGCATGTGCAGTTCGCGAGCAAGCGCATTGGCTGGGCACGCCGGGCGCAGCAACTGGGCTACAAGCCCGCGCAACAACTTTTCGAATTGGAGGTATCACCATGAGTGGTGGCGGCGGCGGCGGTGATGATGGCGTTGACTATCAGCGCGAACAAGAGCAGGCCCGGCAGGATCGAATCCGGCAGGGCATGACCCGAATTGACGAACTGTTCGGCGGCAAGCAGGTTCCCACCGGGCTCACTGGCGCCATGAGTACGGCACGGGGCGTCGGAAACGGCACGTTCTACGGCGCTGACGGGCAAGCGTACAACTTGCAAAACGGCGAGCAGGGCAACCTGAAGTGGTCGGGCAAGCGCAACACCGGAAATGTCCAATACCGCAACGGCACGGGCGCTTGGGAAAACCTCCCCGATACTTTGTTCCAGGGCGCTTCGACGGAGCGCCAAGGCGGGTTTGGCGACGACTTTTTCGACAAGCGGGCCACCGCCTACCAAGACTTCGCATTGCCGCAGGTGCAGCAGCAGTACGCCGACCAGCAAAAGGCGCTGACCTTCGCGCTCGCTCGCGGCGGGAACATTCAGTCCAGTCTGGCGAGTGATAAGAACGCCGAACTGGATAAAGACTTCGCGCTGCAAAAGCAGGCCGTGTACGACACGGGCCAAGACTACGTGAACCAGGGCAAATCTGATCTGGCCGCGCAGAAGGCCAGCGCCGTCAGCATGCTGCAAGCCACAGCCGACCCGGATGCGGCGTACAACGTCGCGCAGACGTCGGCCAACCAGCTTTCGGCGATGCCCGCGTTTACCCCGCTGAACGGCGTGGTGAAGAACGTCGCGGCAGGCCTTGGCACGTACCTGACCAATCAATCGACGGCCGAGGCAATCGCCAAGGCGCAACAGCAACAGGGCTCGTACAACTTGCCCGCCAGTTGGAAAGGCTCCGGCACTGTAGGAGGGCGCTAACCATGTGCAACCCCTACGCAATCGCCATGGTCGTCGCAGGCACCGCCCTGCAAATGAACGCCCAATCCCGCCGCCAAGCCGCCATGAAAGACGCGGCGGCCGACGCTCGCGCCATGGAAGCCGGCAGGCAGGACACGCTGCGCAACGAGCGCGAAAGCACCTTGCTGGACGCACAGCAGGGCATGGACGTCGACGCGCAGAACCAGTCCCTGGAAGCCGCCGCCGCTAAGCGCGAAGCGACCTATGCGCCGGCCGCCGTTGAGCCGGCGACGGACTACAACGCGTCGACGGATAACGGCGCACCGAAGATCGTGATGGAAGACGCCGCCGCCAAACGTGGCACGGCACGGGAAGAAGCCGGCGCCATTGGTAACGCTCGCGCCCGACTGGGCTCGTACTCCGATGTGAACTTGGGCAACCGAATCTCGAACA